GAACGCCTCAGGGCGTTTCACAGCCAGCGCCAGACGTTCTTCGCAGCGAATGGAGATCATGTTTTTCTCGAAGTCGTCGGCGTTTTCGGTGGAGATAACCACGTTGGCATCTTCACGATCGAACAGTTGAGCTGCGGCATTGAATGCGCCTGTCAGGAATTTGCCCTGGAAAGCTGCTGCCTCAGTTGCTACCACCGGAAGCCCCCAAAGCGTAGGGCCAGTCAGAGATGCCGGGTTAGCCAGGATATAGCGGCCCAGACTGTCTTTCGTGAGCTCAATTTTCGCCCAGTCGATGAAGTGCAGAACGTGGCCAGATGCAGGGAAACGAGCCAGTTGAGCCTGAAGCATTGCCAGGCGCAGATCATCAATCCCGTTCTGGCTCTCAACAGAAAATGCCGGGTCGAATGCTGAGGCCTGAGGAACGATGCCGTGCAGGTGCACACCAGTTCCGTCGCCGAACAAGATTTCCTGTTCCTCAACATATTTCAGGCCGTAACGCATCTCAGCGTCAACCGTAGACTGGAGTTGAGCGAAATCGTCAAGGATCTGCTTGGATGCCTTAAACATGTGCGCGATGGTTGTCACCGGCGTGATTTTAGTTGCGAATTCAATATCGCTGTAAGGTTTGGCAGTCCCCTCTGCAACGACTTTCGCTGCATTGGTAAAGCCCGTTTGCTGCACCCAGAAAATAGCCGGTGAAGATGTGCGGCCAGGCGCAATCAGATCACGAATGAAGAGACGCTGTTTTGGTGCAGTGTCGATGCCAGGCAGTCGCTGTGGTTCAACCACGCCATCTGCAACATCTGTAGAAAGCAAGGCCGCGTGAACTGGGACGCTTACGCGCTTATTGCCTTCAACGCTCGCGGCAAAGGCCTTCAGCGCCTCGCTATTAATCACCACCTGTCCAACAGTTTCGGTAACTTTAGCAGCGTTGTTCAATGGCATTTGGGCAACATGCTGTTCCAGCTCACCAAGGCTGGCCTTAAGGGTTTTTTCAGCTTCCTTAAGAGCGTTGAGCTCTGTCGCCATTTTATCTACAACATCTTTGGTCTGAGCTGAGAGCTGACCATTCTTTTTCGCTTCGGTCAGTGCCTCTTCTGCTTTCGCGTTGAATTTGCTGGTTGCATCTTCAATGCTGGCAGTGACTTTTTTCAGAATTTCGTTTACTTCAGACATAAATGGTCCTTATTTGACTAACGCCGCAAGAGCGTTTTCAAGTGAATTGAGGGTTTCAGGTTTGATATCTTCGGCAGCGCCCGGCGTACCGTCGTTGGTGGTGACAGCGCCAGGCATGCCACCGGATAAGGCTTTAATGAGTTTTCTGCGCTCAGAGCGCGGGGTGTTGGTTTTAGCCAGCAGCGCATCAAGTTTGCGAAGCGCGGCCGCAGGTGATTCATCGCCATCACTGACCGCATCAGCAGAAAGCAGGCTGTCTGCCAGTCCCTTCGCCACAGCGTCACTGCCACCGATATAACTCTCGGCGTCCATCAGTTTCTGAACAGCTGCCATATCAAGGCCGGAACGCGCCGCGTAGATGTCTGCCATAGCGTTATCGAAGGGCTCCAGAGACTGTGACAGTTCCGCAAAGTCATGGCGGTTACCCATCGCGTAGACCCAGCAGTTGTGGATCATCAGGAAGGCACCACGACCGATCTGAATATCATCCCCGGCCATCGCAATGACTGAGGCGGCGCTGGCGGCAATACCGAGCACCTTCACCGTCACACGGCCTTCGTATTCTCGCAAAAGGTTGTAGATTGCCAGGCCTTCGAACATGTCACCGCCAGGGGAGTTGATATTGACCGTGACGTCGGCGCCATTCATCGCCCGTAGTGCACCGGCGATACGTTTGGCTGTTACGCCTTCACCCCAGTAGTCCTGCCCGATCACATCAAAAACAGAAATACTGTTGTCGTCGGTGGCCGCAGCTTTGATCCCGCCGTCCCAGCGGTCCAGTGCGGACGGTAATGTTTCACAGGTAACGCGCGCGCAGGGGCGACCCGCCGGTGCTACCGGAAGTTGTTTTTTGCTCATCAGGAAAGTGCTCCTAAGCGGCCTGTTTCAGCGGAGATTGTTCAAAGGAAATGTCAGGGAATATGTGGTTATGCAGCTCTCTCAGGGCCAGAGCCTGAACAGCAGGATTGCTGCTTTCGAGATTTTTCAGTTGCGTCAGGTTGAGCTGAACGGTGTAAATGTCACCCCCTTCAATCGGTGGCATATTTTCAAGACGGCGCACGTCATTACGGGACATCCACCCATTCTGGAGCGCACTGGTATAGTACGCAGCACGGCCCGCGCTGTCGGCGCGCAGCAGTCCTTCTACGGAGAACTCCGCGAAAACCTCATCATCGCTGTCCAGCAGGCACCGTCCAATTTCCTGTTCGATGTTCACCAGCAGGGGTCGCAGGGTGTGCGTCAGGAACTGGAGGTTCATGCCCTCCAGACTGGATGCCCAGCTACTTTGCTTCGTGGTGTGACCGACCATGAAAGGCGGAACGCGAAACCAGCGGCAGATCTCCTCAATGCTAAAGGCGCGGCTTTCGAGCATCTGAGCATCTTCCGGGTTCATGGTTACGCCCTGGTACGTCAAGCCTCCCTCAAGCACCATGATTTTCCCGGCGTTTTTTGAGCCTGTAAACGCCGCCATGTAACCGCGAAGTTTTTCACGTTGAGTATCATCCAGAGCTTTATCAGAAGAGAGAAACCCTGAACTTTGCAGGCCCTGTTCGAATATCTTCGCCGCGGACTCTTCAACCGCCATTGCAGAACCGATCACATCCCGGCCTGTTTTCATCGGCATCATGCCGCAAACACCGTCAAGACCGAACCCGCGAATGTGCATGATGTTTTTGACGGGAATGACGCGCTCGTTACCGTTTTCAGTGTATTTGTATTCCAGCGCCCCGGTCGTGAGACGTTTAACCACCATGTTCTGCGGCAGCAAAGGCACCAGCGAAACCAGGCGGTTTGCGATGAATTTCTTCTCAATGAAGGCGTTCCCGCGCAGGCAAATACTGGCGACCACCATCAACATAAAGCGTGATGGTGTCATTTCTGAATTGGGTCGGCGGCACAGTATCGAATAGGCCGGATGATCGGTTGCCGCTTTACGCGAACCGTCAGGCTGTCGAACGTATATTTTCAGCGGAAGGGTTGAAATAGACTCGCTTAACAGTCTTACGCATGCCCACACAGCCGATAGCTGGATGGCTTTATCGGCCGTTACCACCTTTCCGCTGCTGCTGGTACCAAACCATTCCTCCCAGAACGTGCCGGTAGTCAGGCTGATAGGCACACCAAGCCAGTTAAGCAGAGCACTTTTAACCCTGCCTGGCTGTTTGTTTTTTTTCATCAGAAACCTACCATGATGGGATTATTGAAGAATCCGGAGAGATCCTGCTGGTCGTTGCCACCGTTAACCAGAACGCGGCTCATTGCTGTGAACAATGCCGCCGGGCCATCAATCTTGGCCTCTGGTGTGGACTTGTTCGGGAAAATGTTCTCGTTCCGGTCAGGTTTGACGGTTACGTTGGACATCATCCAGTTCATCACCGGATGGTTGCTGTGATGGAAGCGGCCTCCGTATACCAGCGCCTCGACCTCTTTCATCGCCTCGGAGAAATTGCGGACCGTCTGCGGCACTTCCACCAGCGGTAAACCTTCCTCTGCCAGCGCGAGGCTGAACTGCGTGGCACTCCACGGATCGAAGCCAATTTCTTTCAGGCTCTCACCAGCAACCCACTGTTGCAGTTCTTCCTTAATCTGAGCGTGGTCAATAACATCACCATCCGTCAGGATCAGTTTGTCAATTAGAGCCCAGTTTTTATAGTGTTCGGCCATCTGACGTGAGCATTTGTCGAGACGACCTTCGGGCAACCAGAATTTAAAATCAGCGTGAACATGCCCATCTGGGGACCGCCATACTTTCACAGCAGCGCAGATATCAATTTTGTTTGAAAGGTCAACACCAACCCATAATGGATAGGTTTTAAGTTCGTGCTGCGGGGCGATAAACTCGCACTTTTCCCACTTCATCATGTCCATCCAGGCCGACTCAGCTGTAACCCAGATATTCATGTGCTTGGTGAAAAAGTTAATCCTGGCTGAAACCTGCTCTTTCGCCTTTTTAGCCAGGCGGCGTAGGTCATCCCAGCGCTTACAGATACCCAGCCCCGGATTCGCCTTCTGCCAGACCGTTTCATCAAAGGGATCATCGCCTTCGTCTAGGGTGTAGATGATGGCAAAGAAAGTATCGTCTTTCACTGCACCTTCCACATCGCTGTTGAAACCACGCAGCACCTTGATTGCGTAATCACGCAATTCGTAGCAAATGCCTTCTTTATTGAACCCGGCAGTGGTGATACCGAAAAGCAGCGATTGCAGTCGTGCGCCGGTGGCGGTCTCCAGAACGTCCCAGACGTCACGGGTTTTGTGAGCATGCAGCTCGTCGACGATGGCGCAATGGATGTTCAGGCCGTCGAGGTTGTTCGCATCTGATGATAAAGGCTCGAATTTGGAGGCGGTTTGCTCCTGGTAGATAGCGAGCTTGTTGAATTCGAAGATCCGCCCAAGAGTGGCTTTCGCCTTCTTGACCATATTTTTCGCGTCTTCAAAAACAATTCGCGCCTGGTCACGAGTGGTTGCAGCGGAATAAACCTCCGCCCCGCCCTCGCCGTCTGCGCCAGCCATATAAAGCCCCACGCCAGAGCAAAGCGTTGATTTGGCATTTTTACGGGCCACCTCAACATCTGCTGTACGAAAACGCCGAACCATCACCGGCCGACCGCTGCCGTCATTACGCAGGACGGTTTCCCCCGTCTCTTCGTTCACCAGCGGGATAACAAAACCAAAAATATTAATCAGGATGAAAACATGCCAGTCCATCAGCTCAATAGGCTGCCCTGCCAGTGCGCCTTTTACGTGAGGTACAAAATTATAGAAATTCAGAATGTGCTGCGCGCGCGGTTCACTGAAGAAAATACCGCGCTCTTCGCCGTGTGCCAGATCGTCAAGAAAACGCTGACAGGCAAGGCGCACATACTCACAGGCAATAATTTCCCCCGCCACCACCCTCTCGGCGTAGCGGATGCCTTCTGCAACCTTCGCCATTAATCCCTCGCTTTCATAAACTCGGCCAGCGGGTCAACCGCATCAGGACCTTTTGCATTCACTTTCGTGCGGCTGGCTGGCGTCATGCCGAACTCACCAAGCATGGCGCGCAGACGTTTCCAGGCATCAGCTTTCATGATGGCTGCGGGGTGAGCCTTGATCAGCACATCCCCGTTCTGCGTTTCGGTCCGGTAGGTGTAGCCCTCAACTTCAAGCGTGTCGCAGTGATGCCGGTATTCGGTATAAGCCTCAACCAGCAGCTCAAGGGCTCTGGCGTCCAGCTGAGACATCACACCGATAGCATCAAGCTCGTCGGCCATCCGTTTAAACCAGTATTTCCCCTGCTTGTCGAAATGCTTCGGCGTTGGGGGTACCCCTGAAGGGGGTTTTGGTTCGTTCTCATTGATCGGGCGTTTAGATGGGTTACCCCTCACCAAACGTAGATGGGTCGGGGTTTTCGGTGGTCCAGACATAATCGAAAACTCCTATTAATCATCGAATGGGGGACCCCATAAAAAAGTTTTCTAACCTGCGGCGATGTGAAAAGAGGTTAGGCGGCGGTCCTTTAGCGCATCGTTCCTGAACTTTCAACCCGCCCTCCCCCTCGGTCGACCCAAATGAGAATAGATGTCATTTGAGTCTTTCAACCGCTGTCTTCGCCCTGTGGCAAGGCTTACAGAGGCTTTCGAGGTTGGACAGGTCATCGGTCCCCCCATTTGCTTTGGCGGTGATGTGGTCCACCGTCTCAGCGGGTGTATACCTTCCATTTCGCAGGCATTCCTGACAAAGATGTTTATCTCTGTCGAGAACGATTGGGCGCAGCCTGTCCCACTTGCTGCCATAACCTCGTTGATGCCTGCTCTGTCCTCGCTGATGTTGCTGCCAGCCTTCGTTAAGATGCTTGGGACAATAGCCTGAGCGGTCTGTGGTTGTGCCAGGACAGCCACGCTTGCGGCATGCCCTCGGTATTAATGCAGGCATCAGGCTAACCTCCATGCCCGTCGGCGTTCTGTGCGTGGCGCTGAGTCAGGGTGACGCTCAACCGGTTCGCCGTCAGCATGGTCCACTAGCGACCAGCAGGGATAGACGACAACGCCACCATAAGCATCGCCCACGGCATAATCGGCAGGCTTACTGCAGTCCCATTGAGACAGCACACGGCTGATGCTTTGAGGCGGTATGCTGTAGCACACGCCATGTATCAGGCGTTGCAGCATAATGAAGTCAGACCGCACCTTATCCGCATTAATCAGGCGTTCAGCTATCTGCATTTGGTATTGCGGTGGCCGCCCGGTGCCCAGATAAAAACTAAGCATGTCGCCAGGGAAACGAGCCAGCCAGCCCGTAATCTTGTCTCTGAATCCACGTACAGGCAGCGCGTCGTCTTCCAGAACCACCACCCGGCAAGGCTGCTCAGCAGCCCATTCGATAGCGCGCCGGTGATTCCAGTTAGCCCCGTGATTCCCTTCATCGATAAGAAGGTGCGCGCCAAGTTCGCCAGCCAGCAATGCAGCTGAGGCACAACGGGAATGGTGACCAACCACGATATACTTCACTTGTGTTTCCACCATGCGGCCTCCTTACCGATACCATCAGTTTTGAAAACGGTATGTACCAGAGGGCCGGTGACCAGCCTGTCAGCGAATGACTGCGCGACAATACCGAACGCCAGCATATCCCCCACCGCGGCGCCAGCCTGTTCTTTCTTCCAGAAGCGATAACTCTCGATCCGGTAGTAAAGACGGATGATGCCGTGAGCGAACGCCATTACATCAGCGCGGGTTCCACCCAGCAGACCAGCGTTAAGCATCACATCGCCGCGGTGAGCTTCAATGAATTCCTGATAGATACGCTCAGGATGATTCTGTTTCGCCCAGGTGTCGGCGTATGTCTTCGGTTCAGAACCGACGTACACCTTCCCGGGCTCCATTTCTTCCCACGGCGCGCGAAGCATTTCGACATCGGTACCATCAGTACACCAGACGAACCGGTATTCAGGGTGATCGCGTAGATGCTGCCAGATGTGTAGCCAGCGCCGGAAGTAAACATTCATCTTCACGTCTGGCACGCGGTACAGTTCAACGTCTGCAGGGGCTGTCTGCAATTCATCCACCAGCGCAATACGGCCACAATTACGAAGCGAGGTAGCCCACCTGGTCAGCATGTCAGGTGCTGCCGTCATTTTCGTGCCGCGCTGCGGGTCAGGCTGACTGGTGAGCAGCGTTGTGATAACTACGTCGCGCTGCCGCCGGTACTCCACGTAACCGGTAAAGCCGGTATCACGTCGCTCGTTGTGGATTTTAACGTTACGCTCCACCAGCGCCCGGCGGTCTGGCCTCGGTACCGAACGCTCCACCGCTTCATGCTCATCGAGGGAATGAATCAGCTTGTCTGAACCGAGGACATCAGCGTAAGCCCACGTAGTCAGTCCTGCGTTATGGATGCGCAAGGCGAGGTCGCTGTGCTCGTACATGCCGCGACCATAAACCGGATCGAATCCCCCCACCTTCTCGATGGCGCTGCGGTGGTAATAAAGCATCACGCCGCGCTGTCCGGTATACGCCACATGCTGATCGTCACGGTAAAGCACCGAAAGGTCATTCAGCTTATTGCAACCAGCCAGATCGAGAAACTGATAAGCCAGGTGCGGCTCGGGTGATTCGATGTAGGGAAGATGCCAGTTATCGGCGATGGCATACGCATCGTCGTCCCACAAAAATAAATGTTCGCATCCTGAGTCCATAAGGCATTCAAGGCTGGAATTTTTCGATGCGACAATTCCTCGTGACTTATCATGTCGGATTAAATTGCACCACTCCGGCACTTTTGCAGGAGGGTTGGACCCGTCATCAATGACGAATACCACTGCGCCGGGAGGTAAATGTTTTCGATGTTGCTCAAGTGAATTGGCGAGCACCTGCGGCCTGTTATGCGTAGTTATCGCGATGCCGATTTTATTGTGAGAAACGCTATCGGCGCGGACATAAGGAACCCCATCAACAATGACGTCCATTATTTTCCCTCAAATTCGTATCGTGCTTTCTCAACCGCAGCCGTTGCTTCGGATAATGTCTCAAATTCCTTTTGGAAAATGATATCGCCATTTCTCGTCAGTCTTGCCCTGTACTTACCGCTTTCCCTGATTGAGACGCCCATCACACCAGTCGAGCTCACAGGCTTTATTCGATTCCAGATATTTACTGTGTGCGTTACCACTCTTAGGTGTTTTGGGTTGACACACTTTCGGTTATGGCAGGCGTGATCAAGTTCAAAACCATCAGGTACATTCTTGACCAGTAGTTCATAACTGGCTTTGTGTGCCAGGGTCATAACCCCTTTGTGTTTGAACATTCCATAACCGTCTGGATTTATGTATGCAAGCCAATTCCAGCATCCGGTTGAATCATCAACCATATACTTGCTTCTCAGTCTATCGAGTGGTGATTTTGCTTCGAGGGATCCCGTTTTATAGAGTCGCAGATAATGCATCTGGCACATGCCTTTGCAATGCGCTGGCCGTTCACATGAATTAACGGAACAGGTTTTCCCTGCATTTCTAACAAGTCCGCTCATCGGAATTACCTTTTAGTGATGAACCTTGTCGCACAGGAGATCCGGCCCTCAGAAGGCTCCGACACCAGCCGGTTCCTCAAGGGTCATCCTGAAAAGTTCTGAGTAGAATGTGCGCGTGCGATGCGCATAAAAAAGCCCCGCGGATGCGAGGCTGTTATTTGAGGCACTGATCTTTGATGTAGTCCTGAAGATACCCAACCTGCTTCGTCACTGTGACGATTCGCTCTCTGAGGGTGAAATAATCCCGTTCAGCGGAGTCAGTAAGTCGGGGGCTGGTAGCATCGCCCAGGCTGCCGGTGCCGGTCGCTCCGTTGGCGGGACAGTTTGCGTTGAGCTGCAGCCGCTTACGGCCAGCAATGACATCGCTATGCAGACGCTCAATGGTTTCTTTCGCATCAGCCAGTTCTCCGGTGTATTTGGCATCCAGCGCAGCGACATCACGCTGGCGGGTTTGCATGTCGGTGATGGTGGCGTTTGCCATGCTGAGTTTCTCAGTGGCTTTATCGCGCTGGTCTTTGTAGGTGATAGCGTTGTTGCGGTAGTGGTTAATCGCCCAGGACATGGAAACCAGAAGGCAGATAACGACAGCGCAGATGATTGCTGTTAATCGGCTCATTTCTGGCCCCACTCGCAAACTTCGCGCTCAATCTCGCGCCGGGTGATCAGTCCCTTCCACTGCTTGCCACCGGCATACGTCCAGCGTTGCAGTTCTTTGCATGCCCCCGGCACGTCTCCGGCGTTCAGCTTCTTCAGCAGCGTCGAGCTGGCAAAAGCACCAGAGCCAACGTTATAGGTGAAGGAGTAAAGCGCGGCGCGGGTTGGCTCAGGGATGCGAACCTTGATCAGCGGGTCGATGGCATTTGCCACCTTTCGCAGATCTGCCTTTAGCAGGGTGTCGCACTCTTTGTCGGTGTAGCGGTGGCCGCGGCGAATGTCCGATCCGGTGTGCCCATCGCAAACAGTCCAGACACCGACCACATCCTGATAGGCGTAGTAGCGCCGCCCTTCCAGCCCATCCGCATTACCCAGCATTACTGCAGCAATGGTGATTGCTCCGGATCCGCCAACAATGGCACCCACCAGTTTATTCCTGAGTGTCGGGTTCATCTCGGCTCCTGCTGCGGCGGTTGTCTTCGCGGATCTTGAAATATAGATTCGTCAGATACGTCAGTACGGCAATGATTATACCCACCAGCACGCCGATAGCGTTCCACTGCTCGGGGCTGTAGGCATTCAGCATGCCGTTTAGGATGCTCCCGGCTGAAGCGCCATAGGCAGCACCAGTGGTTATTTTTTCCATGCGATACATGCTCTCACCTCGCGTAGTTAGCGGGTGCTGTTCGTGTAGTGGGAAAGGCCGTCAGACACGATAGCTACGTGGCATCTGGAATTGATTGTCTGCGGCCTGAATAAAAAACCCGGCGACAGGCCGGGAAGATGAGGGTAAGGCAATGTCGGCTCTCTGGCCGAAAATACCCTGGCTGGGTTTGGCTCGCCTGGCTGGATTCGAACCAGCGACCATTTGGTTAACAGCCGAACGCACAACCGCTGTGCTTCTGACCCTGAAAAAAAACCCGCAACATGGCGGGCTTTTCGGAGTGAATTATCTACAGGCGTTATACTCCATAATCAGAAGCATACAGGACAGTTTTATGCAAAGTCAACACTAACGTGCAAAAAAGTGTCGCTATTTGCACCGATCATATTAATAAGTCGTTGCCTTCTCAAATTCTACTGCCGCTTGACGCTCCCCCTGTCGTAGAGAGTCCACCAGCATTTCATAGAAGGGTTTCCAGTTGCGTGACCATGAGGACTGATGGAGGTCAGGGAGACGTTTCAGAATGGCACGGTGTACCGTCGCCGAGGAGATAGCAGAGAAGCCATTACCAGAGCAACGTTCACAGGTTTTGAAAACCGGTGCGCCACGTTCTTTGGTCGCTTTGCGGTCCAACACTTCGCCTTTACCGCCGCATCTGCACCGCGCAAGGATTACCTTTTTCCCTCCGCAGGTTTCGCAAACCCTTTTCACCAGCTCATTTTTAATCTTCGGGGCCACCACTTCGGCACCGTCATCGTCGAAGATACCAGGATGTTTAACCACATCCTCATTCCCGGAGATAAAACCGGTACCGCTGCAACTGTGACATGTCACGCTGGTAGCCGCCGAACGGGAGTAATCAGCAAAGGCAAATTGTGCCAGCATCTGCATACACCATCCGAACTGCCCACCAGCTGCTTTGCGAACATTCTTCGGTGCGACATCCATCGCATATCGCGCCAGCGCCTGAACTGCGAGCTGTTCATCTGTTTTGCTGATGCCTGCTTTACCGAAGAACGCCGCAAGGCCGAAGCGCGCACGGCTGCTGGTGGTCCCAATCGCCGCCATAACATCTGTACCGGTGAGACGCTCCGGAGAGGTTCCCTTCACTTCGTCGCTGATGTGCATACCCTGAGGGCTGAAATGTTTGAGCGATGTTTCCAGTTTCATAAGGTTGCCCTCGTTGCTTTGATGTTTTTAATAGTCTGCATTGCTGGAATGCCTTTCTTTTGAATAACGTCTGGTCTGAGCTTTCTGCTGTGGCGCCGAACGCTGCTTTGCTAACTCCTGGTCAATTGGCAGGAAGTGCCCGTTATAGAATCGACGGTAGATCGTGCCCAACTCACCGTTGCGCTGTTTGGTCACGTTAATTTCCGCTATCCCCTTTGCTGGCGACTCAGGGTTATAAACTTCGTCGCGATAAAGCATCATGATCAGATCAGCATCTGCCTCAATCTCACCCGAGTTTTTGAGGTCTGAGTTCATCGGTCGTTTGTTAGGCCGCGATTCAACGCCACGAGAAAGTTGGCTCAGGGCAAGGACCGGAGTTTTATTGGATTTAGCCAGACGCTTGAGCCCTTTTGACACCTCTCCGACAGCAAGGTCATATCTTGCAGTGCTTTCAATTTTGATGAGTGCCAGGTAATCCACAACCACCAGCGCTATTTCCGGATGCGCCAGCTGTAGGCGGGTAGCTATCTGTTGAATCTGATCTACTGTCAGATCGGTGGAATCAACCATCCAGATACTGCGACCTGTCAGGCGCTCTACACCGTTTGTCAGTCTGGCCCAGTCCTCATCATCAAAATCAGCAGCCTTTTTCAGGCGTGAAACCGACATGCCGCCGGCAGCAGATACCATTCGCTCTCCGATCTGGATATTAGGCATTTCCATGCTGAAGAACAGCACACCACGGCCCTGCTCAGAAACCTTGTCGATGATATCCAGCGCCAATTCAGTTTTACCCATCGACGGCCGCGCAGCGATAAACACCAAGTCTGTTGGTTCAATGCCGCCAGTCTTTGCGTCCAGCTCTTCGATACCTGTCATGAGGCTTCTGGCTTCTTCAAGCCCACGGTTGCGCGCATCTACCCGATCCACCACAGCAGGAAGAATGTCGTCGATATGAACTGGCTGAACGGTCTTTTCTTCGAGAGTAATTGCTGCAATGCTGTTCTGTGCGGCCCTGAATGCCGATAAAGCTGCATCACCATTATGAGCACTCCGCAGATCTGCCAGCGCCCTTTCAATTACAGCTTCAGCATCGCGAACTGCTGCGTTACGCTCCAGCGTGGAAACGTAGGACACAAGCGCAGACTTAGCCCATGCAATACGGCTCGATTCCAGAATAATTGCGCTGTGTTGTGGCATGCTTTCGCAGAGCAGCACAGGGTCAATAACCCCTGCTCCACGCGACTGACGGCAGATCCCTGTATAGATTTCCCGATACTGCGGCACAGAGAAAGCGCTCGCCGGAACTCTGGAAAGAATATCCAGTACCTCAGGGTCGGCACCACGCAGAAAAATTGCGCCAATTACCGCACCTTCCAGATCTTCATTTTTCCAGACTGGCGTCATGCTTTCGCTCCTGCTGCGATAGCGCGGAAGCTTTCCCAGCCAAATGCCAGACGATTGCGACCGCCATCGGTAACCCGGTCCACGATTCGCTCACCAATCGTATCTTTCAGCTGGTCAAATGTGAGATTGCTGATCAGGATTGTTGGCAAAATGCTTTCGTACCGGGCATTGATAATTTCCTGCAGGATGGTCATTTCAGTCGGGCTGCCGAACTGAACACCCACTTCGTCGATAATCAGCAGATCCAGTGAAGCAAAGCGCTCAATGACATCTTCCTCCGTCATTTCAGCATTATGGCGCCACGTGCTTTTCACCGCTCGGGTTAGCCGCATAACATCAGTGATTTCCACTTTAGCGAGATGATCGCGGATGATGCTTTTCGCCATAGACACTGCCAGGTGGTTTTTCCCAGTACCACAATTTCCTGTCATGACGAGCCCAGTTCCAGCTTTAAGGCGTTCAGGCCAGCTGGTGGCATAACGCTGACAAGCCGCGAGATTTTTGGCGGCATCCTGATTGATGGCCTGGTAGTTATCGAATTCACATGCTTCGAACCGTCGTGCAATCCCGGCATTGTCTATCAGGTCGGCTACTCGCAATGTACGCAGACTGGATTCAATGCCAGCGAGTTCCGCTTTCACACACTCCGGGCACTGGGAGTATTTAACGTTTTCAACTCCACGATATGCTTTTCCAGTGAGGGAAATGCGCTGATAGTTGCCATGTTTTTCACAGTCGGCGGCGTGGACGTCGCCTGACTCCCAGCTCCCCCACTGCCACGGTTTTTTATGTTCAACAGCAAACGCCAGTTCTTCACGAAGCCCTTCGCGCTTTGCCACCAGAGCTTCCCTTTCTTCGCGTTGTTTAATACTCAGCATTGTGATTTCTCCTGCTTACCAGTTGCAGTCTGATTGGCCATAGTCTTGTTCACTAAAACCCGAAACCGGCAGTCCCCCAGATCGACCGCTTGCCGCAACTGCAGGCGCCTGCCATGACTCATCGAAATGCCGATCGGGACCAAAGAAGGTCGCCGCCTGTTTCACGTACTGCGTTCCGGCGCTACCGGTTGCGCGGACATATTCCGCATAGCGATTTACGCCATCCAGCATTGCCACAGTGGTAACACCGTCTTTGATTCGAGCTTTCCAGGCTTTCCAGGCAGCAGCTTTAGAATTACCGCCAGCACGTTTAGGGTATGCCTGCCAGGCCTGCTCGAACTCATTGGAATAGTTCTCTTTGGAAGAGCGATTTTCAGAATAGGCTTTGCCAAACACGCCAATATCTTGTGATTCTTGTTTTGAATTTACTTGTGGATCATGTTTTGAATTTACTTGTGGATCTGGGGCCAGATTCTGACGGGTGAAAACGTCATTTTTGTCAGAATCTGACGGGTGAAAACCGTTTGAACATCCAGAATCTGAAGGTTCAGATTTTGAAGGGTCAGAATCTGACGGGTGAAAACTGTTAGCCCTGCGTTGCTGTTTCAGCGCAGCTACCTTGTCCTTCTCAATGCGTGCCAAAGCCTCCAGGCGATCAGCATTCAAATGATAAAGATTGGACGTGTTGCGATTACCTTTACGGCGTGATTCACGACGCAGCCAACCGGCAGACTCGAGTTCAGCAATGGCGGTCCTGACCGTGCTTTCCCCGAGCCCCAGCTGGCGGCAAATAGTTTCAACACTCGGATAGCAGACACCATCATCATTCGAGTAGTCAGCCAGACGAGCCATAATCACCAGCTTTGCACCCTTAATGTCATGCGCGGCGCACGCGTCCCAGACGTTACCGAGAATTTTGCTACTCATACAAACTCCTGAACTGGCGTGATTGTGTAGCCGCGAGCTGGCTCAAGACGAACTGCAAGCCCGGTATCGAGAGCACCAATTTTTCTCACTTTCAGGAAACCTGCTCGTTCAAGGGCCTTGATCTCCTTAAACATTGCCTGCTTTGAGCAGCAACAGAATTCGTACAGTACCTGATGATCGATTACTCGCTCCCCTTCTCCATCCATAGATCCGCCCATCAAAATGCGAAGCATGACCAACCGCTGAAGTGGGTTATCGAATGAATATTTACGTACGAAGTCAGAGTGATTCATGATTCCTCCTGCATGCCGTGACATGTCACACCTCAGAACCGCTCTTGAAAACCAACTGTTCTTTTGTAATAACTGGCTTATTCACGAATGACTTTGATGCGCTCTCGATCGCCAATGCCAGTCTGGGGGAAGCATTGCGATGACCATAAGCAATGAGATTCAGGTATCCCGGAGATGTGCCTGATTTTTTAGCAAGATCTGCCCACTGCTCTTTTGTTGAGCACTTACGCCAAGCAAGTAATTGGTTGTTCATTACGGTCTCCTGTTGCAATGAATCAACTTTAGCTTTTTGCTAAATTAAATGCAATAATCATTTAGCAGTTTGTGTATTTACCACATTGCTAAATAATGAGATTATTTTGACATGGACATAAAAAGCATACGCAAATCAAACCTTGAGCAGCTCATTGTTGAGTTCCTGAAGCGCGACAGACATACGACAAAAGCAGCTTTCGCAGAATTGTGCGGGATAAGCCCTGCCCAGTTGAGCCAGTTGCTTGGGGGCAATAGCCATCGAAACATAGGCGACAAAATGGCCAGAAAGATTGAACAGGCCTTGGATCGTCCGTTTGGGTGGCTGGATAGTCCACACAATGCTCCTGACAGTATTAAAAGCGAGTTGGAGTATGTCGGATCAGTCCGTCCGGGAGCTGTACCAGTTGTAGGGGAAGCGATTCTTGGGATTGACGGAATGATCGATATGCTAGAGATCCACGCTGGATGGCTACAAATATACAGCGCGGATAGGGATGCCTATGGGCTGAAAGTGAAGGGAGACAGCATGTGGCCACGCATACAGTCTGGAGAATATGTCGTCATAGAGCCAAACACCCAAGTTCATACAGGTGATGAGGTTTTTGTGCGAACAAAAGATGGGCATAACATGATAAAAATCATGAGTAAAACTCGCGATGGCGATTATCAATTCTCAAGTGTAAACAGTGATCACAGGCCCATCACCTTAAGTCCTGATAGCATCGAGAAAATGCATTTTGTTTCAGCTATTGTTAAGCATACGCGTTATGTTGACAATGATGAAATGCCCGCCCTGTAAACCCCATCTTTATCCCCCTCCAACCGACCTGATGGTCGGTTTTTTTATGCCCACCGAAGAATAATATTAAAATAATTATATTATTTATCAAATACATAAAAGAAAAAGTAAATAATTTAGCATTTATCATTTGCATGTCTTTTACCATTTTGCTAAATTCACTTCATCAGCAGACAACGGAGCCTATGAAATGAATGTAGAGCAAATGCTTTCCGAGAACGGAACTGTCCACAAAATTGCGATGGATATTGATCGTGTAATCAATGCGCTTGAGTACGCAGAATCAGATCCAGATGTTGCATATAAACCAGCGGCACTCATTAAAATTTGTATCAATCAGTTAAGGGATAATCTTTCTGTTATAAACCATGAACTTGGTTATGATTGGCTGGAGAATAAATAAATGAAAACTCCATTAGACATGCTTCATGATATCGTCGCTCAGATTTCCGAAGGCAATACTCTTCTGGAAATGATTTATAAAAACACCGAAGAAATGAACGAGGAAACTGATTGCGGCTTAGCCTGCCTCATTCGCTCTTTCGATAAAACCCGTGAAACAGCTTACGCATACATCGAAGAGTTAGCAAATAATGCAAAGACAGTTACCCCCCCCATCGGGAATAGAGATGATATTGCCGATGATATTTTTTATGCCACAGTCAGCGCTGCAAAACTCAGGGAACTGGCTCACGTATATAACGAATCATATTTTTCAGGAAAAGACAGTGATGACGCTGATTGCCTAATGGCATCACTTATTTTCGATAATACCATTAAGGTACATGAATTACTGAAAAGCATCGAAATAAAATTAAATTAATTAATAGGTAGTTTAAATCACACCATCCCTGGTTGGGATACGTGCAACCAAATTTCAGAGGAGATTGAAATGAACCAATCTGAAATAGATAGTCTTCTTGAATCAAAAGTTTCGCGGCGTAGGCATTTAAAAAGCCTGGAGTATGGTGTTGGTCATTATGACGTAGAATTCCCCAGCACTATTATCATCGACGGAATAATGTGCCACCACAGCGCTCACCGTCGTTGGAGCGGCATGTTATCTCGCTGCTACAAACCGCACACAGAACAGTTAGAGCACAGTTACGCCGGATGTACTGTTGCCGAAGAGTGGCTGCGATTCTCAAACTTTCTGGCGTTCTGGAAAGAAAATTATCGCGATGGATATGTGCTAGATAAGGACCTGCTACACCCTGGTAACAAGATATATGGTCCTGAATACTGCGTATTTGTTCCCCCAGCACTTAACTTATTTACAGGTGATCGCGCCCGTTTACGAGGGAAATACCCACAGGGTGTTATCTGGCATAAACAGTCCGGTAAGTTTCGGGCACGAATCAACGTAAACGGAAAGATTTCACACCTTGGGCTTTTCAACACCACACAGGAAGCCCACTTAGCCTGGCACACAGCCAAGATGCAACAGGCTAAGGACTGGAAGCCCACATGTGATGAGATTCACCCACTACTACATGCAGGCCTGATGAAAAAAATAGCGGGAATGCAACAGCGATTTACTCAACCACGTTAACCAACTTTTAAATGGGTAAGTAAATGTTAATCAATAAAGCGGCATACAAAACTGCGCGGCTTTTCTTCGAGGCCTATGGTGAGGAATACCGCCATATCTCTAACCTTTTCATGCGCAAAGCTTACGGGGTCTGAATATGCTCAGTAAAGACAGTTCTCTAGAAACCGCAAAAAACACAGCAGATAACCTGTATCAATTAATGGAATTAATTAACTCCAATATTATTGATATGGATATCGAGCAAATAATTTCTCTGTCTGGCCTCTGCCTTGACTTGTCGGCTCAGGTTTCAATGTGGATGGATTCGGAGTTTGAACGTCGTGAAAAACAACGTAATTGAAACCTACCGACGCCGAATTTTAAAGGCAGCGTTATTACGCCACCAACGTAAAACAGGCACAACCTGCATTGTTATTACTCTTCCGAAAGGCGGAATAACGACCATGGAGCTGACCGAGATTTTATTCGACGGGCTTCTGTGCCGGTTTGAAAAAATGGCGCGAAGTGAGCATGGCCCGGTGGCAGGCGATAAAGCTATCCGCGATTTGTACCGGAATGCAGTTGATGTGAATGGTCATGGCGAATACCTGACTGAAAGCGGAAAGCTGCTGGTTGATGAGCTTGTGGCAGAGCTGGTCGAACATGCTAAGAAAACAGCGGCCATCACGCAGGAGCATTCATGACACTTACTGCGATCCGAATCCCTGAATGGGTTCACGAAAGGGCTGTGCGTGTGCTGCGCCAGCACCGCGCCGGGCGGATCCACCCCCGCCGCATGCACAAGACTGGCTATCTGAGCCTGAGTGTGAATCTCCGCTGGCGCCTGCTTTCCCGCGACGGCGGCCAGAGCTGGGAAGTCATGAGTCACGAACGATACAGCAAAGTTAAGGACCGGAAATGAACGATAAACGCATCAGCACCACCTCAATTGACAGCGCCTTTGCCAAGGAGCTGCAGCCCGTTTACGTCGTATCTCGACACGGCTACTCGCGCCGTTTCCTCAGCAGGAGCGCAGCGATCAGTAACCTTGCTCACTACATGGTAACCAAAACTTTTCATCGTGCCGGTTTGAACACCAACGAACCAGACGAACCTGTTTTCAGCAATGGTGTGCTCGTAAACCGCATGGGCCAGCACACACAGCAATATCTCTTTGCACATAACCGATGCATGCGGCGCATTCGCCGAATTCTGGAGCGTAAGCGCGAAGCACGTAAGTGGCTCGGAAAGTGGGACGCCATGCATGACCGATTCGTGAGAGAGCAGGCAGAACTGCAGGCCTGTAAACCAGAGGGGCTGCGCTGATGATTGCTTACTTACGCGTTGTTCTCTCGCTGGTAATTGTCGCCAGCGTTTATGGCCTTTTCGTTCCGATCCTCATTTCGATGAAGGACACCACAGCAGTGTTATCCGGTTTTGCCCTGGCGATCATGACCCCGCCGTGCATCTACGCCATTTGTAAGGGTCTTGTTGTAACCGTAACTAAGGAAAAGAAATGAAAAAAGCAATTATGGCTTCAATTATCGCGCTCTCTGCCATCGGTCTTGTAGGTTGCGATCGTGTCGAGCCCGGCAACGTGGGTATCAAGGTGAATAAGCTGGGAGACGACAAAGGTGTCGGAGAAGTGGTTGGAGTAGGCCGCTATTGGACCGGCTGGAACACAGAGGTCTACATCTTCCCAACCTTCAAACAGATGAAAACCTACGACGACGCATTCAATTTCCAGATGAGTGACGGCACTACGATCGGCTATCACATTGGTGTCGCCTATAAAGTTGATCCAACCAAAGTGACGACGGTCTTCCAGACCTATCGCAAAGGTGTGGACGACATCACCGATACCGATCTGCGCCAGAAGATTGCCGATGCCCTTAATCGTCTCGCAAGCCGCATGAGTACCGATAAGTTCATTGACGGCGGGAAAGCTGAGCTGCTTGAAAACGCTCTGAAAGAGATCCAGTCCGACATGGGGCCGGTAGGAATCCAGGTTATCAGCCTTTCTTACGTCGGCCGTCCTGAGTACCCGCCGACAGTTATCGACAGCATTAACGCCAAAGTCACCGCCAACCAGAAGACCCTGCAGCGCGAGCAGGAGGTGAAACAGCGTGAAGCCGAAGCAAACATGCTGCGCGCTGAAGCGGATGGCCAGGCAGACGCAAAGTTGAAGTTGGCGGAAGCGGAAGCGAAGTCTATCCAGATTCGTGGGCAGGCCATGCGCGAAAACCATGAAGTGCTTCAACTGGAGGCCATCAACAAATGGAACGGCACTCTGCCCCAGTACATGACCAGCGGCGCCAATACTCCATTTATCCAGGTTAAGTGATTTACCAGCCCGGCGTAAAGCCGGGCACTCAGAAGGGTATCGAGCATGAATACAGTAACGATCAATAACCAACAGCTTCCGGCAGTCGAATATCGCGGTCAGCGCGTTGTGACGCTGGCGATGGTTGATGAAGTCCACCAGCGACCAGAAGGCACCGCGCGTGCGGCATTCAACCGAAACCGTGAGCATTTCATCAACGGTGTTGATTATGCCGAATTAGGTGCGGACGTAATACGTACGGACCTCCCGGAAGGGACATTCTCTAAATTTGCACCGTCAGGGATTGTGCTTTTCGAATCAGGCTACCTGATGTTGACGAAGCCATTTAACGATGATCTTGCCTGGCAGGTTCAGCGCGAACTGGTCAACAGCTATTTCCGCACTCGCGCACCGCTGACTGAAATCGAGATGATCGCTGCAATGGCCGCCGACGCCGTTCGCCAGCAGAAGCGCCTGAATCATGTTGAAGAGCAGATCGAAACGGTTACCGAAGCCGTGGAAAACATTAAACGCGGCAACATGCGCGCCGGGTATGTGGGATACCGCCAGGTTGTTGCCCAAAGTGGTATGACTGACGCCAAGTGTCGAAATCTGGTCAACGCCTACCGCATCCCTACCGACACACACGAATTCATGACTCCTGATGGGCTTTTGTCTCGTAGGGCTATCGTCGAACTGGAGCCGTTTATGGCCGCGTTTCACCAGATGATGTCAGAAGCTGAGCCGCGCGGCACCCGCTGGTATCACCCTAAAATGGGCTTGTTCCAAGCGATCGGCTGGGAGGGGTAACGGTGAAAAATAATGAAATATGGAATCCGGCTGGCTCTGTTGAGCTGGCCCACCAGCAAGCTCTGACATGGGTATCTGATGCCTACTTATTCCATCTGGTGAGTCTGCATCGTCGCCCGGTGTACCGCCACCAGTACGGCGACATTTCGCTTAATCAGCCAGCATTGCAGGCATTCATCGATTCGTATCTGGAAGACAAGGGCTGGGATATGGAAAAACGCCGTGCCCATTACATCAACATTCTGGACCTCATCAAATATATGCATCGCAGCAATTCGGACTTCATCGACTGGGGAACCGTGCCATCACTAACGCCCCGCGGGTTGCGCTGGATGAACGCCTGTTTCTCGAGGTTGGGAGACATGGTCAACAGCTGCGGTGGTTGGGAAAACTGCGTCGAGAAAAAAATGGATGGTACTAATGCGTGATACTGCCGATGTCGTTTTGCTGGTCCCGAATGATTGGGTTAGCGAAAAGGTGCTGATTGCGGTTACCGGGCTCAAGCCCGGAACCATCCTCCGGGCCAGAAAAGAATGCTGGATGGTTGGGCGGGAATATGTGCACGTTTCACCGGACGGAAATCCGAAACCTTCCAGCGAGTGCATGTACAACCGTAAAGCGGTCGATGCGTGGGTGGCCTCAATGAAAAACAAACAGCCTGGGTGATCTGAGGCCATGAAAAAGGTAATCTCATATCGCTCTTGGGCGTCTGGAGGAATCAATGGATAAAGTTACATATCCAACAGGCGTCGAAAACCACGGTGGCACATTGCGCATCTGGTTTAATTTCAAAGGTAAGCGTGTCAGGGAGAGCCTCGGTGTCCCTGACACCGCTAAGAACAGGAAGATCGCCGGGGAACTGCGGACATCGGTATGTTTTGCCATCAGAACAGGCACATTTGAGTACGCGGCACAGTTTCCGGACTCCCCTAACCTCAAGACTTTTGGGGTGGGGAAGAAAGAAATTACAGTGTCAGAGCTTGCCGAAAAGTGGCTGGATCTGAAGAGAATGGAAATCTGCGCGAACGCACTCAACCGTTATGAGTCGGTCACAAGGAATATGGTGCCAAGGATCGGGGGGAATCGGCTGGTATCGGCGGTGACTAAAGAGGAATTACTGTATATCAGGAAAGATTTACTGATCGGTCACCAGATGCCAATGAAGGGGAAGGTCCCGGCAAAAGGACGAAGTGTTGTCACCGTAAATTATTACATGACAACTATTGCCGGAATGTTTCAGTTTGCCGCAGATCACGATTACTTAGAGGTGAACCCATTCGACGGGATAAAGCCTCTTAAAAAAGCCAGGGCAGAGCCAGATCCGCTAACTCGTGACGAATTTATTCGCCTGATTGATGCATGCCGGCATCAGCAGACGAAAAACCTGTGGTCACTAGCAGTATACACAGGGGTCCGTCATGGGGAGCTGACCTCCCTGGCCTGGGAGGATATCGATCTTGAAGCTGGAACAATAACAATCAGGCGCAATTATACAAAACTGGGTGAATTCACTCTACCGAAAACTGAGGCCAGTACCAACAGAGTGATACACCTCATTCAGCCTGCGATCAGCGTCCTGAGGAATCAGGCGGAAATGACCAGGTTTGGAAAAAAGCATCAGATCGATGTTCAGCTGCGCGAATACGGCAGAACTGAGAGCCACGAGTGTACATTTGTTTTCAACCCTCAACTGGTCAGAAGATGTCAGCAGGTGGGGATCATCTACAAAGTCGACTCGATAGGTGATTTATGGGACGCAGCGATGAAGCGAGCAGGGATAAGGCACAGGAAAGCATATCAGTCGCGTCACACGTATGCGTGCTGGTCACTGTCAGCTGGCGCTAACCCCAGCTTCATTGCCAGTCAGATGGGCCATGCGAGCGCCCAGATGGTCTTCAACGTATACGGTGCGTGGATGGCAGACAGCAGCAGTGAGCAGATCGCAATGCTGAATCAGAGGCTCGCGGATTTTGCCCCACAGATGCCCCAAAGCATACATAGCAGCGCCAGAGCATTATTAAAATCAGTAAGTTAG